TTTGCCCACTCGACTGTCAAAAGATTAAGACTTCGGCGTGTGGTGCGTAAGTCATAACCTGTTCTGATTTCCATCCCACCAAGACGTTCCCACGCTTCTTCAGCAATCTCGGCAAGGTCTAAATTAAACGAGGCGGTTCCGCTAGTCGTCATGTCTACTCCGGCAGTTATCAAAATGCCAACGCTTCATTGTGTTTACATGGCCTTGCTTGCCACAGTGCGGACAAATAACAGGCGGTCGAGAAGCATGTGCCGCTTTCATTTTAGCTTTTGTTTCATCCGAATGCGACTTTCCGTAAAAAGGGTTACCCTCATTTTTCATTTTTTCTGACAATAACTCTTTTATTTCTTGGGGTTTTTCCTTACCATACATGGGGTTTGCCGCGCCAGATTTTTTCTTCCGTGAGCCAGTCTTGTACCCCAACTTAGCGGCTGCGGCAATTTTTTCTTGTTTTGTAACAGCACCAACTTGATCGTAGTACTCTTGCAAAGGACTGACGTACACTTTTTTCGGTTTTTTATCTAAACCCAACAACGCTTTGCGAATACGAGCTTCTCGCAACTTAGCATAGTATGGCTGCAAAGATTTTTGTATTTTGGCTACTGTGTCAGCAGAAACTGGGTGCCCTTTTTGGGCCTTTGACATATTTTGTCTTGTTTGTTCGGAAATTTTTTTCCCTCTTTGCTTCTGGGCAATTTTTTCGCGCACTTCCTGCGAGGGGCTGCCAAGCCCACCTCCGCCAGCGCAAGCATTGTACTGCGGCTTGAGATCAGCAATGCACCTGATTTCTGCTTCGTTCAGCGCTTCCTTAGACTCGTGCTCCTCTAACACTTCGAGGGTAAATGCGTCGGCTCCGTACTTCCTAATAGCAGCGGCCATAACCCACCCAGCGCCTTTTCTAGCGTCCTGTTTATGTTTCGACCACCTTGCAGAAAGCTTCATGATTGTTTGGCCAATGTAAAACTTACCGTTAATCGTGTTTGTGATTTTGTATATAACCCCGTACATAGTTTACTCCTTATATGTACTGGGTATGATACCACACAGACGCCAGACGTAGTCATTTCCTATACGCCTTTGTCTTCTGCGCAACCTTTTTCGGCTGGGCTACAAACTGCTTACCTTTCTTGTTACCCGCAGCCTTGGCCTTATTTGTTGCTGCTTTTTCGCTGGGGCTTAATGCTTTCCATGCTGCTGCGGGTAAATACCGCTTCTTACCTTTTGACGGCTTACCGTCGCTAGTCTTCCAATCTTGCTGAGTCCATTTCTTTAGCGACTTCTGCGGCGCTTTCACTTATAGCCTCCGCCAGCTTTTTTATATTCCCTTGCCAGCATTTGCGCTTTTCTACCACTCCATTCACCCGGATCTCCGCCTTTACTACCAGCTTTGATCTTCTCAAACAGGCGTTTACGCATACCCGGCTTGGTGTAGTTACCAGATTCGTTTACGCGGGACTTCGTCTTGCCGCCCTCAGAATACTTATCAAAAGAGCATCCGTCTTTGCGTTTGCCCTTCTTAGGCATCTTGGATTTGGAAATAGCGCCCATTCCGCGTGAAGCCATCATACGAATCGACCCTTTGTTTTACCTTTTACGGCGCAGCCATCAGCACGTTTAGACACTGACCCGCCTTTGGCCATTTTCTTGCCGCGGACTTCTTTCTCCATCTTCTTTTGCTTGCGCTCTTGTTCTACATCACGCTTTTTCTGCTCCATCATCTTACGGGCAGCGGGAGAAATACGATCCAACTCAGCGTCAGACATAGGCTTAGGCGGCTTGTTTACAGAACCACCTTTAGCCATTTCGCTGCGGTAGTTGAGCCGTGCGGGGGTTGAAATGATGTCCATCAGATCGTTAAAAGGTTTTTTGCGGGTTGGCTTCTTCGCCGTGCTTTCTTTTTTAGCAGACTTTGACTCTGATTTAGAGTCTTCCAACGGACGCTCTTTCAGCTTGCGCTTAGGCTTGACGGGAAAACGCTCAACCCCACGTTCTTTTTCCAAACGCTGCTGCTCGATAGCCTTGCGGGCGCGTTCACGAATGTCGTCGCTAAACCGGGACTTAGATACCTGACGAAGTTTTCCTGTAGCCATTTACATCACCTTGCAAGAAGTACGACCTTTTTTAGCAACACCATCAGCGCGCTTGGACACCGATCCGCCTTTGGCCATTTTCTTTGCTGCCGGGCCGCACGTCATGCCGCCTTTGGCCATTTTGCCTTTTCCGTCTGCAGCAAAAGCTGGAACTTTTTTGCCATTCTTTGTCACCATCGGCATACCGCCTTTGGCATACGTTTTACCGCCCATAGCCATCTTCTTGGCACCTTTGTGCATTTTGTCCTCGTGGGACTTGACGGCTTTTTTAGCAACTTTCTTCATTTCGGTTTTCATTTGACCACCCTTCGATTTAGTAAATTCTTTACCCACACTTTGTGGGACACCTACCTGCTTTGCAAACTTAGGGTTGTTTGCCACCGCCTGCATAAATCTTTCTTGTTTGGCGCTTTTAGCTGGCACTATTTCCACATCCTATCAACCATCCACATAATAGCGCCACCGACAAATGAGGCGATACCAGCAACAGCCATTAAAGTACGCCAACCGCCTTTAGCTTCAGACAGTGTTTTGTTTATCTCTGCCAAAGACTTTTTAACGTCTTCCATATCGCGCACCATTCGATCCATGTCGTCTTGCAGGTGTTTGATATCGCTTTCGTGGGTAGCCAACTGACGGGCTGTTTCAATAGGATCTTGGCTCATGTCGTATCACCATTTAACTTTGTCTGCCCAGTAAGCGGCTGACATCTTGCCTTTAGCAATATTCTTGGAATGGCGTGCCTTAAAGCTAGCCCGCTTTTTCTTCATACGGTCTGACTCGCCCGATTTGGGTTTGCCCGCAGTCTTAGCCCCTTGCTCACCGAAGCGAATGACTTTTTCTTTACCATTCGCACATGCCTTAACAACATGTGATTTCTTGGGGTGACTGGGGGTACGACGCGGTTTATTGCACGCCATCTTGGATTTGCTAACAGGCTTAGTTGCCATGCCCCGCTCCTAAACACAAAAGCCCACCTAAGTGGGCAATACAAATTAGGCCGGGCCTGCGGATACAGTCAAAACGCCCGAGTTGTTCCAGAGCTGACCAACAACTTCAGGATCGGCAGTGGGTAGATCGGTGATAACGACCGTGGTACCATCTAAAGAGACAGCGCCTGTGGCAGTAATTGTGGTAGCGGTAACAGCGCCGGTGACGGCGCCTTCAAAGCCATTGTCAGATGCGACGGGGCCAGAAAAAGTAGTACGTGCCATGACGTTTCCTTTGTAATGCAGTACATCGTCCTATAGTCTCTGCATCGTCCGCTGGGTCGGTCTATAGGACTGGGGTTTCCCAGACTTGATTACTTTATAACGCGAAAAACATGACTGTGCAACAGAAATCTGGTTAAATCTAGTCAAAAAGCAGGTGTAGCCATGAAATTCAAAATTGTTTCTGTCGATATTCGCGTTCCTGAGAACAAGACGCTATTAATGTACTTACAGTACAAATGTTTGCCATACGACACTCCGATGGAAATTGATCGGGGACACTGGTGGATTGCGTATACAGACGACGGTAAGCCTGTTGCTTTTGCGGGGCTTGTGCGGTCACACCAGTGGGTTAATGCAGGGTATATGTGTCGCGCAGGCGTGCTAAAAAACTACCAAGGATACGGGCTACAGAAGCGGTTAATACAAGCTAGGATACGTAAGTCACGTAGTTTAAATTGGGAATGGTTAGTTACCGACACCACTGATAATCCAGCAAGCTCAAACAGTTTAATCTCGATGGGCTTTAAGCTCTACGAGCCCAGTAACCCTTGGGCAAACAAGAATAGTTTATACTGGCGGCTCAATGTTTTTGAGGGTAAGAAGCGTGCCCCGCACAGACAGAGCAAAGCAAAATGAGTACCAGCGTCAATGGTACGCCCGCAACAAAGAAAAAGCCAAAGCCTCAGTAAGAAATAATAAAGAAAAATACCGCAGGCAATGGCGAGACTATAAAGCCACCCTAAAATGCGTTAACTGCGGGTTCGATCATCCTGCTGCATTAGACTTTCACCACGTTATTAAATCGCCTGATAACCGACCCGTTAATGAACTGCTACGCAGAGATGCCTTCAAAGCAGCTTATGCAGAAATCAAAAAATGCGTGGTGCTGTGCGCAAATTGCCATCGGGTTCACCACGCTGAGGAACGCACAGTAAAAAAGCAAAAACGCAAGCGCAAAAAAGCTAAATCGAAACTACCCGAACGCAAGTAATATCGAACACGGCAACCTGTGGGTCTTGGTTCATCCGCACTGACGCTTGGTCAAGCTGCTCCTGACACCCGCCTTCGGTATAAGTCGGATTTCCCTGTATAAAGCCACAAGCACCGTTTGACAGGCAAAGATATATGATCGGAACCCAAGTCATGGCAATCTCCCATAAAAGATTTAGATACAGGCAAAGTGTACTGTCAAACCCACAAAAAGAAAAACCCCGCCTTTTGGGCGGGGCTAAACACCGGTTTCCAGTGTTTTATTAGGCTGCGCCGGGTGAACCGTACATGCCAAGAGGGTCACTCCAGCCAAACGAGTATCTTTCCCTCGCCTTGTAACGGACGTTGCCCGTGTCGAAATCACCATCCATTGAGGTTGACATCGGGGTACGAACAAAGTGCTTCAAGCCGTTGGGCACGTCGGTGGTCAGGAACCAAGCGTCGTTGTCAGTCAACCAGTGGTTGATGGCGTAGCCCTCAGGAATAGAACCGTTGTTCTTGATCGCGTTCAGGTCGTTATCAGCCGTGCCAACACGCAGCTCGGTTTGCAGCAAACGGGTTGCCACGAACTGGAGTGAAGGCGGGATGATGAGCTTACGGGGGCGAGCAGAGATCAAAAGACCCTTTTCGTCTGTCCAAGCAGCGATCTGAATAACAGCGTTTTCAAGAGCCGTTTCGTTCAGATCAGTAGCAATTGCAGGCGTGTTGCTGTTGGTGCCGCCGTTAGTAAGCGGATGGTCAGCAGCGAACAGAGGCTTACCGTCACCACCGGTGTAGTTGGTGTCAAAACCGTTGTTCAAAACAGAAGCGGCTTTAACTTGCTTGGTGTAAGCCATAGCACGAGCCAGAGCCTTGGTGTAACGAGCCGACAGCGAGTCGTAGAGGTTGTCCTCAATCGCTTCTTCGGTGATCGAAAAACCAAGAGCAATGGTTTCGTGGTTATAACGCGAGGTGAAAGCCTCTTGTGCGTTGTCATAAGAGATAGCAGAACCTTCGTCCTTAACAGGAGCTGCGCCAAAACCAGCCAGCTTGGTCTCCTCTTCAAACGAACGCTCGGATTTCTCCGTTTCGTAGATTTCAGCATGCTCTTCGCCGTAGCGCTTGTACTCCAAACCGAACAAAGCGTTCAGGCCGGGGAGCAGCTCTTTCAGTAGTTGTGCGCGTGAAATAGCCATTTGTTAACTCCTTATACGCCCGTGGCTTGGTTGTACTGATGCAAGTTGATCTTGACAACCAGCTCGACAAACTCGTCGGCGCCAGTGGCAGTCTCTTCTACGACATCAATAACGCGGATGGGCAACGTGTTCGTAGTATCCTCAGAACCAGCAAGAACTGAAACACCAGAATTACCAGTATCAGTATTGCCAGCGCCTTGAATGATGGACATGTTTGCACCAATAGCAGCACGAGCAGCGTTGCTCATGGCACTAGCATTGTCCGTCACAGCCACTTGGAACACGGCGTTGGGGTCATCGACCACATAAGCAACGGCGTCAGAGGCTACAGTATCTGCAGGCCAGTACTGGGCAAATTGCTTTTGCTTGGTCGTGGGGTTGGTGTATGAGCAGCCGACAAACACGCCAACTGGGGAACCAGTGGTCGTACCTGCAAACTTCTCGGCGGTGCCGCTCGTTACGACAGAAACCAAATCACCG